CACCAGCGCCAAACTTAAACGCTGCGGGTTGTGCAAACGCGCCACTTTGCATTTGAGCCAATGCGTTGTTGCCTGCTGCCAACCTTGGTTGTTGTCTAGCAACACCTTCCTCGTACATACGCTGTTGCAACGCCAAAGCACGATCATTGGCAGCAGCAGATGTGTTTGCGGCCTCTCTTGCCGCGCCTGACGTACCGCCGCCAGTAGCTTCCTCAAGACCGCCACCGAGAGCAGCACCCGCAGCAGCGCCTGCCGCTGACCCGCCAGTTAAATAATACCCCGCCGCGCCACCTATTAATTGTGCCCAACCCATAATCTTTCTCCTTGTTACCCAACCACCCAGGCCGTGCCATTGTCAAACACCGGGCAAACCACTGCACCGCCGCCCGTAGGAGCCGCTAGGAACACAGGCGCTAGGGCATCAGTCACCCACGACCTGCGGCCTTGCGTACCAGCTGCTGGCAGGGTTGCTACTGTGTACGCTGCGCCTAATCCATTCCCCCCATTGGCTACAGGGAGGATACCAGATACATTGGTTGTAAGACTAGCAAAAGTCGTAGACGTTGTTCCCGTACCGCCGTTAGCTATTGGCAGAGTTCCACTGACTTGCGTTGTCAAACTCACCCCACTGAGCGTCCCGCCAAGCGTTAAATTGCCTGACGTAGTTACCGTGCCTGTCAGCGTAATGCCGTTAACCGTACCCGTACCGCCCACGCTAGTCACCGTACCGACAAACGCATCATTGCTGGTTATGGTGAAGTTGGGATATGTCCCGGTCACTACCGTTGTGCCTGCGCCCGTCAGCACTACCGTCAAGTCGGGCAGGCTGTTGGTTACCGTGATGGTGCCTGCGCCGTTGGTCACGGTAATGCCCGTGCTGGCTGTCAGCGTCCCTAGTGCATAGCCCGTGCCATTGCCAATCAACAGTTGGCCGTTGGTAGGAATAGTGCCAAGCCCCGTGCCGCCATTGATGACCGGCGTAATGGCAAGGCCACCGCCTGTGATGGTGTAGACGTTGTTGAACCAGAGAAACCACTCCATAGACACAGCACCAGTCTGCGCGTTCAGCAAAGGAACGCGAGGTGCGGGAATCTGGGTGATGTTTGCCATGTCAAGACTTTGTTGGACTCAGCACCAACTCAGCGCCCGTGATGGCGATTTTTACCGGGTCAGTGCCGCTGACCTCATACACCCGGTCACGCAGCTTGAGCGTCATGCCCAGCCGACGCCAGAACGTGCGGTAGCCATACTCACCAATCTGCCCCATGCTGGCCCAATGCTCGTTTGACCAAGTATGGCCGCCGTCGTCGCTCCAGCGCAACATGACTTGTGGGTCAGAGCCTTGGCCGGTATTCAACCCAACACCAGTCTCAGCGTTGAGTTGCAGCGTATGGTGTGCCGTGCGCTTGAAGTTGTTTTCGCCGGGTGGCAATGCCCTCCACGAACGCAACCACTTTTGAACCCCGCCGTTGTCAGCATAAACGTCTAGGTCAAACCTGTAAAGGTTGCCGTTCTCAAAGTCGCCAACAATGATGTTGCCACCAAAGTTGCATTGGCAGTTGCTGCGGTGCCGCATAAACTGACCTGCATCAAATCCAGCACGTTCGTGCCAGGCTTGGGTAGACACATCGTAGACCCAAGTAGCGTTACCAGACGGAAATGTCAACACGTAAAAAGCGTGACCTTCCTGCTGGTATGTGTACGCAATAGCGTCCGAGATGTTGCCGTATTGAGCAATGGCGTACTCAATAGCGTGAGTAGAAACCCGAGTGCCGGTGTAGCCGTTGGCGCGATAGACAATGCCTTGCCCACGGGCGTCTGTACCCAGCCAGAACAGGCCGTTGTCCAGTTTGGCTATGGAGTATGCAGACACGCAGCCAATCTCGTTAAAAGCCCCTTGGATGCGCTCTAATGGGAAATTTTCAGAGCCTGCGTTGTACCAGACTTCAACTGAGTCAGTACCAAACACCCACAGTTGCCGGTGGTCAGCAATAACCCCAACTACACCGTCTGGTGAACCTTCAGAGGCTTTGAAATCGCCCGGAATTGAAGTTCCATCCAACACTTCTGAAATCCAAAGAAGCTGACTGTCAGGCTGGTTGAAAACAAAGTAGCCATCAAGGTAAGCCACCGTCACCGCACCAGGAAAGTCTGGGTCAGTGATCTGCACAAATACGTTTGTGACCTCGTTGTAGATGTAACCGTCAGGGTTGCAGGCAAAGAATATCTGTGTGCCGTTGTCCGCAATGGATACCGGGCCGGTACCAGATACCGTGCCAAGCAAAGTAGGCGTAGCAGTCATGCCGGTCAACTTGTAAACCTCTTGGCCTGACACGACATAAAAGTCGGTGCCGTTGGTCTGGTGAGCCCACAACGCCCGGATGGGGCCGGTGCCTACAGTCTGAAGGAACTCTAGCCCAGGCGCTCTGTTCAGAAACCCAGCCTCAAGCCCTCCTGCGGGAATGGCTTCTGGAAACAAATTGACGCACCGATTGGCCGCAGCGTTGATGCTACGCGCAACATAGGCTGAACCAAGAATGGGCGTGTGCATTAGAAGTTGCCAGCGTAGATGTTGTACCGTTGACGGTTGGCAACAATGCCATAAGGCATAGCCATCACATCATCTGGGTTGTTGATGCGCTTGAGGTTGCGCTTGCTGGTCATGGCAATGCGCTGCACTTGCGGACTTGGCTCGACGCCAAACTCAGCGGCAATCTCGCAGGCCAAGTTGTATTTGAACGCTCTCAGGTAACCAGGCGGGAACGACAGCGTAGTCGCCAATACTGCCGGTTGCGTCAGTTCCTGAATCGAAACAAAGTGCCATTCCAGAGGACGCAGCGGCACCGGGTAGACGTACATCTCAATGTCGGGGTACGTCATGTTGACCCACATAACCTGTGGGTAAGTGCTGGTCACCGTCTTGACAGCAATACCGTTGTACTGCTGCTGATTGATGATCTTGATGCCGTAGCTGACGTTGGTGGCCGCATCCCTGAAGTAGGTAGCGTCATCCAACAAGACCGGCCTGTTGCCGACAAAATTACCCGTCGGGCCTAGTGTGCGGCTTAAGGTGCTTGCAGGCCAAGTAAACACCTGATCCTGCGTAGAGAACACTGACAAACGCTCAGTGTTCCATGAGTCAATCATCTGGTTCATCGCCGACAGTGCGTCTTGCGACGCTGCCGCTGAAGGTGTCTCACCCTCTGCAAGCATCCCAATCAGGCGCATGGCCCCGTTTATCTGGTCGCCAGCAGATGTGGTCATACCTATGCTCCTAGTTCAACAACCCCAACTCGCGGCCTGCCACGGGGACGCCGCATTTCGTTTACCGTGGCAGGAGGCTCAACGTCATCCAAATCATACCTTACCCAGCCATTTTGCTCGTCGTAGTCAGCTTCCGATTCCGCGCAAGCTACTTTAGTACCGTGAACTGGGTGACGTAGATAGATGACCGCCATATTACGCCGCGCTGTAAATGATTGAAAAGTTGATCACTACCGCCTCAGAGTATGAAGTGGCACTCAGATTACGCAACGAAATCAACGCAGTACCAGCCGCCATATACGAAATGTATGTGGTGTAAGCCCCAGCAGCACTACCAGTGGTATTGCTACCAACAGTCACGATGATGGTGTCTTTGGCGCTGATCGTGCTATTGGTCAGAATAAATGACGCAACTGCACCGCCAGCCAAGGCAGCGTTGTTCATCGTAATTTGACCAGCAGACTTGTTCAGAGTTACCCCTGTGGACTTGTTTGTCAACTGCGTCACGGCGCCTTGGGCAGCGGCAGAGTAGCCGATTTCCTCAGAGGCGTAGCAAGTCGTAAATTCCGGGTCAGCGTATGCAACGCCGATTGGTTGGGTATTGGGCATGATGTGTCCTTTTAAAAACAGGGGCCGAAGCCCCCATTTGGTTTAAGCAACGCGATACATCGTGTAGGCAGCATCGCCGGTCTTGCGGAACAAGAACTCGGCTGCACCGCCAACACCCGCTGCACTGCCGGTAATGGCAACAACCAGGTTACCCACGGTCGTAATGCCAGTGCCTGCGATCATCGTGATCAGGCCGGTGGAAGTACCCAAGTTGATCACGACCAAGCGGAACGTGCTGTTGGGCTTGGCGTTGTTGAACACAGCGTCAAGTGCCGTAGCCGTTGGCAGCGTGTACGAAGCAGCAGTAGTAGACGGATTGCCCACCAAGATGCCACCAGTAACTTGTGCAGCGGTCAGCGTGGCCGTTGCAGTTGCTGTCTGAGGGGCGGCTTGAACGCCCATGATGATTTCATTGACGTTGCCATCAGTGAACTGATACCCACCGCCAGAATTTGGGAGAGCCATGATAATTTCCTTTGAAAGATGTGATGAAGAAAGGGGCCGAAGCCCCATTCAATTTAGCCCCAGATACGGGCAGCCATTTGAGGACGAATAGTGCCATAGCCGTACAGAACGTCAATACGGCAAGGCATACGGTCGTTGTTGATGTCGTACTGACGAACAACACGCAGCGAGATGCCGTTGTGGTTTGCGCGAGCGGCCATGTCAACGCCTTGGGGCATTAACAGGTCAGCGGTAGCAAACGTGATGGCATCTTTGTGATAGACCAGGTTTTGCGGATAGCCGGTAGAAGCAGTACCAACAAACGTCACGGCAGCGCCATCAGCGGGGAAGCTGTTGACGGTAGCCAAGGCGCTTTCGCTGGTGTAGATTGCCGGGCTGATTGCAATGTTTGTCCATGCACCGCTGGAGGCCGTGTTGGTGGCAGTACAAACAAACTGCTGCAACGAACCAGTGGACTCGCGGGTCTGTGGGTTGACAGAAAACACACCAGCAATAG